GAGCTTGGTGTCGTTATCAACAAGGCATCCTATGCCAAGAAGGATGCTCAACGACATATTTATAATGAGTATGAAGGCACTAAGGAGGATCGTATCAATCAATTGTGCGAAAGTCTTTCTGATGTTTCCTTCGAGCTTGACGGTATTAAGGACAGCCTCTATGAGTTGATGGAGTTGCTGGAGAACGAGAAGTATCGACAGGAGCTTGATGAATTGTCACCGTTTAAGGAAAGAGCATGAGAATATACGTTGCAGCTATGGTGAGATTGGAACCCCGTCGTGATGGGGATGGGGTTCCCCTACGATACATCTACCCTCTCAAGACAGGTAAACTTTACACACTGTCGGAGGCAGAAGCTATCGTAGATAAACTGCAAAAATACTGTCAGGTTGAACTAAAAGTGCTTGACTATGACCGATTCGTATCGTATAACACTTACAGTCACAAGGAAATATGATCCCTAAAGGATCATCTTCTTAAACAGAAACTAAAGCATCAACGGAGGATTCCAATGCTTACTCAAGAGCAAGTGAAGTGCATGGTTGCTAATAAAGGTTCTAAGATTGCCACTGTCCGCTTCCTAAAGAAAGATGGCACTGAGCGTGTCGTTAATGGGATGTTCAAGCCTACAAGCCAGATGGTTGGCTCGGAGAAGGGTCTGGCCCAAGGTGAAGCTATGCGAGCACGGGGTCAGGTGGCTATCTGGGAGATTGCCTCCAGCCAGTGGAAATCATTCTTTGCTGATAAGGTGGTGGAAATCAAATGAGTGGCACAGAAGTAAAAATAAAGCAAGGAACCATCACCCTGTTCAGTTTTGGAGTATATAGCACCGTCCCAAAGGAGTTTACCTTCTCATGAGTCCATTAATGTGTCTGGCAGTAGCGGTCTATTTCGAGGCTAGGGGTGAACCACTAGACGGTCAATTCGCCGTAGCAGAGGTCATTATGAACCGAGTGGAAGACAGCCGCTACCCAGACACAGTTTGTGGTGTCGTGTTCGAGGGTAGACAGTTCTCCTTCACCCACGATGGGAAACCAGACCGTCTACCTAAGAAGGCCACCAGAGCCTCTAAGAGGGCCAAGAGGGTGGCAAGTGAGGTGCTTGAGGGGTATCGCCTAGGTATTACCTCAACCCACTACCACACGACCGCTGTAGGGCCATTCTGGGCGGATCATTATGATCTTGACGGGTTGGTAGGGGATCACCTATTCTACACCAACAACACACCATACAGATAGGGTTACAAAATGAAACACGATCCCCGACTAATCCCCGTAGACGAAATGTGCAATACCCTACAGAGGGAAATTGATGCTACCCTTTGGGAAGACCCCACTGAGGATGTATCCACACTTGAGCGTGAGTTGAAGTGGTTCTTGGGGTTACAGACTAAGGGTATTTTATATGACACGACTTGGTAGGCTATTCAAGTATGTCGAAAGAGTTGGAATCGCAACCTCAGTGTGGATTAATGTCGTGACTGGTGGTAGTAGTAATCAAACTTTCTCTGCTAGGAATTGGCAGTGGAAGAAAGATGGGAAACTAAACCTTGTATGGCTCATTGACTTCCTGCTTGGGGAAGGGCATTGTGCTCAGTGCTGGGTTTACTGGAAAGTGAGAGAGGGAAAATGGTAAATCAAATTAAAGCTACTTATATCGACCACTGTGGTTCTGACTTAACAACTGTCAACGCAGCACGGGTATCTTTTGGTAAGAAATCCCATTGGGAATTTGAGGCACTGCAAGAGGGGCTACTTGAGAAGGATGCCAAGCTGATCCGTTACCTAGCTAAGCATAAGCACCTGTCACCCTTCGGTCATGCCTTTGCATCCTTCCATGTTAAGGCCCCAATCTTTGTGGCTCGGCAGTTGGTCAAACATAAGTTCCTGCGCTGGAATGAAATCTCCCGTCGTTATGTAGATGATGAGCCGGAGTTTTATGTGCCTGACGTATGGCGTGGTCGTAGTGCAGACAAGAAGCAAGGCTCTGAGGGCGAGGCACACCTGAACGAGTATCAACAGAACCTCATCAAGGGGGCAGTCGGTGCCTGCTTTGCTACCTACCACAACATCATTCGGTCTGGTGTAGCACCTGAGCAAGCACGATCCATCCTCCCGCAAGGAACTATGACGGAATGGTATTGGAGTGGATCACTGGATGCTTTTGCAAGTATGTGTGTCTTACGTCTTAAAGACGATACACAGTACGAAACACGGTTGGTGGCACAGCAGATTGATGAGGTTATGTCTAACCTATTTCCTGTGAGTTGGTCTGCGCTTGTAAAAGGAGATGATTATGAGTGACCATTGCTGACGTATATGACTGGATGCTTTCACAGATTCCCGAAGAGGAAGATAGCAGACTAATGGTTGATGAAGTATTGAAAGGGGATAAAGATGCGTTTTAAGATGACGCCTGAAGAGTTGATGCGTGACCTGATTTACAGTGAATCGTTTGATGAGTTAGTGGCCTACCGTTTGCATATGTCTTTGGGTGATGCCATCGACACTCTCTCACGGTTAAGTGTGAAGCAGAGCCTCTCACCGTATGAGTTTGAGGATTATGTAGAGACCCTACGTTATGCTCGTGCTATCACTGTCGTCCTCGAATGGTTCACCATTGAGGATATGGTTGAGGTCACTATTGAGTTGAATAAGTTCTCTATGCGGCTTGACAATGAGTTTTGATCTTGCGGGGTGGCTAGTTGTAGCTTGTTTAACAGTGAGTGCCTACCTTGCGTATAAGATAGGCTCCCTCACTAGACAACTGTTGTCTGTCCAGATGGCAGTGTTGATCTTGATCCAGAAGGAGGAAGAACGTGACCGTAGACGAGCTACAAAAGATGTGTGACAAACTGTCTTACAAATACAAGACATCCTCCATGCGGGAAGACTTGTCTCAGGAGGGTCTGGTAGCCTGTCTTGAAATACTGGACAAAGAACCTAATGCCCACCCAGCGAAGCTCTACAGAGCCGCAGACAAGGCCATGTGGGACTATCTTAACTTTGATAGTGTCGCAGTGGCAGTTCCTAAGACCCACGCCTCTAGGGCCGTTATACGAGGTGCTGATCTTGATGCTACACAGACTTACTCTGGTGATGGGCTTGAAGCCCTAGAGTATGCCATTAAGGCTTCAAAAGTAGAATATGACGACACCTATATGATGGTAGAGGATCATGCTACAGCCTATGAAGAGAAAGAGTTTGCTAGGTTTGTGTCGTCTAAGGTGAGTGAGGTTCTTGACAGTGTTGACTTGAAGATTATCCGTATGCGATACAATCAAGATATGACACTGGAAGAAGTTGGCTCTGCTTTAGGGTTGAGTAAACAAGCAGTCTCTAAGAGGGAAACTGATGCACTTGAGAAGCTGAAACGTCGGTTGAAACAATTTGTGAACTGACAAACAGCGAAATAAGGTGCTATTAGCAAGTGTAGACGTTAGTTATGACTTTAGTATCTATAATCTAATATTTAGATACTATAACTAAAGGAGATAACGTAAGTGGACGACGATGGGTATTTAGAAGAGCTACTAGATAAGGCCGCAGGTTGGGGTGTTGGTCACAACAGTGAGGCTGAGACTATCTCTCGTGTTAATAATACGATTGATTATCTGGTGAGGCTCTCGGAAGAACACAAGAAGTCACTGGAAGCGTTGGTTGACCAGCAAACGTGTCAACGTGAGGAAGTTCTTTTAGCTCTTGGTAAAGAGCTTTTACCTCATCGCAAAAAACACAAAGGTGACCGTGAGTTTGGTAAATGGTGCAATGACAACTTTCCTAACTTGTCAAAGCACGTAAATATGCACGAACAGCTTGCAATTTTGTGGGCAGCAGAATTTCCTCATCAACGTCAGGAGATGTTGGACAAGTATCCTCGTGTTAAAACAACTCGTGGTGCTCATGCTAAGTGGTTGGAGGAGAATAAGCAGAAAACTCCACCACCAAACCAAGTTGCCGAAGAAGAGGATGAAGAAGATGATGTCGTTGACGAAGAGGAAGAAGACGAGGATGTAGAACCGGAAGATACATCAGAGGAAGATAATTCCAATGGTGAGGAAAAGGGTAAGAAACCTCGCCCACAAGTTGTTGTTGAATACAACTTGAAAGAGGCTATGAGTGCCATTACTGGTATGGCTTGGCTCTATGCCAAGAATTACAAAGGCACTAATGAAGATGCTGCCGACGTTCTCGTCCAAGAGATTATCGGTGTGTGTGAAGACGGTGATGATATTGACCTTAGCATCGCCAAAGACCGTATTAAATGGTTCCTTGAGTTCAAAGAAGCCCTCGACTACGCAGAACCTGCACTCAGAGAGTTTCTTACCGACAAACCCAACCTGAAAATCGTGAAATAAGGATACCTGACTATGGCTAAAACTAACGCAAACCAGTTCTTCGCAGAAGCAAAGCAGACCTGCCTAGACCTCGGCTTCACCCCAAACCTCAAGTCTGCTCGTCGTGTTCTTAAGAGTGGTAAATCTTCCATCAAAGGTAGCAATAACTATTTTGCTCGTCGTGAAATCTTCGACATCTCTGAGAAGCCCTACACCAACGAATTTGGCGATCAGGAAGCCTTTGGTTCGATCTGTGAACGTAACCTTGAGTATGCGGAATCCTTCGTGGAAAATAACATGAAGAAATTTCAGGGTGGTGTTAAGAACATGACTGATGCAACCCTCTACATTATGCGTCGTCAGCGTCAGGAACTTAACCGTAAGGGTTAATGGAAAGGAAGAGTCACATGTCAGATATTGCACATCAACCGTGTCCATATCCTGCGTGTGGCTCTTCTGATGCTTTCAGTTACAATACTGATGGTTTTGGGAAGTGCCACGCATGTAGCAGGTCGTATCCATCTCGTGAGAAGACATTCGAGTGGGCCGCAGAGAAATACCCGACAAAAGGAAAGAGCATGGTGACAGATGTATTCGATACATACACCCCCAAGCGGATAGAAGCCCCCGACAGTGGAAAATACACCCCTATGCGTGGCATCACCGCACAGACTATGGAAGACTTTGGCGTTAAGACCTACCCTGACCGACAAGAATATGTATACCCTTCCGGGGGAATTAAGGTTCGGACCCTGCCAGAGAAAGGCTTCTACGCTAAGGCTAACTTCAAAGGTGATGAACTGTTCGGTATGAATATGTTCACTGCGGGCAGTGCCAAGAAGCTGACCATCACGGAGGGCGAACTGGATGCCCTCTCAGTGGCACAGATGATGAAGAGCAGCTACATCAACCCTGTTGTGTCGTTGCCCTCTGCTACGCCTTCTAAGAAGCTCTGGGACAAGTGTTTTGATTGGGTAAACTCTTTTGAACAGATTATCCTATCTATCGACAATGATGAGGCTGGTAACGAGATTGCAGCTAAGATTGCTAAACTCTTCCCGAATAAAGTCTATCGGGTGGATCATAGCAAATACAAGGATGCAAACGAGTTCCTGAAGGCAGGTTCTGTTCAAGAGTTCAAAGGTGCTTGGTTCAATGCCAAGAAGTATACACCAGAGAACATCCTTAACACCTCTGATCAATTTCTGAAACTCTATCAGGATACGCCTAACCACCTCTATGTGCCCACTGGCATCCAAGACCTTGACGACAAAATTCTTGGTCTTATGCAAGGGCACTTCACTGTCTTTAAGGCACCTACGGGTATTGGTAAGACGGAGTTGATGCGGTATCTGGAGTTTACTTTGCTGAAGAAAGGTATCCCGATTGCTGCATGGCACCTTGAGGAGACTAAGCTACGATCCCTGTTGGGTTTGGTGTCGTATGAGTTGAACGATAACCTGACACGTAGGGACTTGATCGAAGAAAAGCAAAGGGAATCTGATGTAATTGAAGCTATCAAGTCACTAACTAAAGACGAACTGTTTTACCAGTTCTACCTACAAGATGGTGAAGGCTCTGATGAACTGTGCGACCAAATCCGTTACTTTAGTCAGGCTTGTGGTGTTCGTTATGTCTTTTTCGAACCTATCCAAGATGTGATTGTAGGGTCGTCTGATGAAAGCAAGGAACAGATGCTTGCAGACTTGTCTGTTCGTCTCTCTAAGCTGGCAGCGGAGCTTAACGTAGGTATCGTAAGTATCGGTCATACTAACGACAATGGCGACTTCAAGTATTGTCGTATGATCGGTCAACGTGCATCGGTTATTGTGAACCTACAACGTGATAAAGACTCGACAGACATTCAGGAACGTAATACGACACACCTACACGTCGAGAAGAACCGTCCGACTGGTGAGGTAGGCCAAGCTGGTAAGATGCGGTTTAATACTGAGACGTT